GTTCTCATTAACTCATTACGCCATGATACTAAAGCTGCACCAGGAAACATATTACCTCTTTGTTGTAAAAATGCCTCTCTAGGCATCCAAGGATATTCTGTTATATATTTATCTAACGTGCTTGCATCTTTTGCTTCTTTCTTTAGTTGATCTCTTTTAGCATCTTCTTCTTTCTTTGCTTGTTCTGCTAAAGAGTTACCATCGTTATCCATGTAACCAATCTTATTCTGAAATGACGGAAAGAAAAAACCACATGTAGATCCTGTGGATCCTTCATCCCATATATTATCAAAAGGATAAAGATCATAAGCTTCTGGATTATAAAACATTGATTCAAAATCAATTGTTCCTCCTTCCATATCACCACCCGTACCAAATAGTACAATCTGTCCTGTTACGATACCACCATCCTCAACACAGGGACGTGTTGCTAGATAAGATGCTTTTAAATTATCAAATGCACCGCACTCTTCAAATATAACTAGTGATGCGTCTTTACCTCTTGCAGCATCTGGGTTATCTTTAAAAGTAATTGCTTCAACTTCTGATTTATATCCTTTTTCTATGGCTTGTTTGTTGATATATTGTAGATAACTAGCTCTTTTGTGATTAATCTTGTCAACTACTTGTCTTCTCTTTTGCCATCCAGTATGTTCATTAAGAAAGTTCATGTAATCAGTTACCATTGTCATAATTCCTTTAGGATATAGGTATTTTTTATCGTGAGCACACAACAATGTGTAAGAATTACGTCTAGTATTGAATAAATTAGCAGCTATGGCAGCGTTTTTGTAACTAAATCCTTTACGTCTAGCTTTTGCTACAATTAAATGCTTACCTTCTGCTGCAGATTTTTCTAATGCGTGGAAATATTGGTAGTCACCGTCCCAAAAATTAGGAAATGACACTGTTTTTAAACCTGCTTTACGTTGTTCAATAGCTTCGGTTAGTTTAATTCTACAAAAATTTAGATAAAAATAATGATGACCTGTAATTCTAGTGTCACCTACAGTGTATCCTTCTGTACATCTTTTTAATTGTTCTGCCCAGTATTCAAAGTAAGGAGCACTACCTACAGCATCCCCACAATATATTCCTTGAGTTAGAAATTTTGTAGCTTCTTCACTAAAGGCTCTAGTATTTACTAACATATTACTTTTTTAATCTTTCTGAACGTGTGTAATCTTTTTTAATTATTTCAACTTGTCCGTCTTCTTTTAATCTAGATATAACTAAGTAAAAACTTTGACCATTTTCATATTGATGATGACAATATGCTTTCAATCCGTTTAGATCATTTTCTCTTTCTATCGTACCACTAAAGTTTTTACCTTCATCGTTTTCATATACAAAATGTGCAGCTCCATATGGTACAAACTCTCCTCCAGTTTCGTTATTATCATAATCTACGTGAGTAGTACGTCCGCATTGCGGACAAAATTTTTCAAATTCTACCCCATCAGATTTTATTTCTGTAATTCTTAGCTTGTGTCCACAGACACATTTTAATTTAGAGTTTGTATTAAATTTTATTTTTGCCATTAGTCTTCAAACATTCCTTTAGTTCCACCTCCACGAATTTGTGCTTCGTTAGCCTGTTCTTTTTTAACTTTTTCCTCTAAAGAATTTATTGTGTCTATTGCTTTAGGTATTTTTTCAGATACTTCTAAAAGCTTAGTTACATCTTTCATTATATTACCAACATCTCCTTCATCATCGCCATCTATAAGATTTAATGCAATAGATATTTTTTCATTTAACGCACTTATAACTTTTGAAGATGTAAGCAATCCTTCTTTAATTGCTTTTAAATTAGTTATGGCAGGAGTACGCTGCAACTCATTGTACTTATCCATCCCCTCCCGTACGAACTGGGTGACTGGAGATTTATCGTCAATGTGTAAGTCTTTGAGCAATCTTTGTTTTCTTTCTCCTTCGGGGTATATAGAATAGGGAGATCTGTAGTCGCACATGAAGTAAATGTATGCAAGGTGTTTTTGTGCATTCCTTTTTTTTCTGTCTTTGTCATTAGTTATTATTTTTTTAAACTCCGGTATTAGTTTAGCTTCCGGATTTATTACTACTTGAAAGTTTTCTTCTTTGAAAAGCCGCATCGTTTAATTTTTTTAGTCTGTTAGGGTTTACATGAAATCTACCAAAGTATGAAAGTCTTACACTATCAAATGCTCCTCTTTTCATAATCTTTTCTAAGTATTCAAACTGGGATTCACAGATTTGTTCTATTTCCTGTAAATCTCCTCCCATTTCGTCCTGTATCTCTTTATAAATTTCTTGTTTTAACTTGTTTTTTGCCATTATTTACTATGTCTTCGATTTCTTTTAATAAAGTTACTAATTTTTAACTTCATACATTACTACTCCTCCTAGTTCTTTTGCAATTTTTTCTGCATCTTTTCTAGAACAAGTAATAACAATTTTTTTAGGCATAGATACTTTGTTAGTAGATACTACGTATTTAATTAGAGCGCCCTTGTCCTCTGTATTTAGGTCCATCATAATATTTTCCATTTTTTTGATTTGTATGTCTGTTTTTAGAATGAACCCCAGGTCTCTTCTTTCTAACTTTTTTATAAAATACCGCTAACTTAATTCTTGCTGCCATAAAAATTTACATAATCGTGTGGATCCATCCACATTCTTACAATATAAGTATCAAATTCTTCTACATCTACAAGTATGTCATGTTCAAACCGCATTACCTTTAATGTAAATTGTTTCTTCTGATAATCTAAGAACTCAAATACATTCTCTAGCCCAACAATACGTACGTCAATAAAATAATCATATTCCCCCACTGTTTTTAAATTCAAAAGTTAAGACATTGTTTGCTTTATAATTATAAACTAATGGATGAAACGTATAACGTATCTTTTTATTAGAATCATACAGCAAGACATTCTTATCTTTTAAACTTTTAATAGAATTATTTAAAACTGCTCTGCTCCAGTTAAGTTGCTTAGCTGCTTCCATCCTATTATCTTTCGAGCATGGGTTGTCTATATCTAAACCAAGAAGAGTCACACAAACATTAATTTCAGTTTGTGTCATTTTTAATATTCCGTTTATTGCGTTTAAATAATCTTTAAGGAACCTCTCGTTATTGGTTGGTATTTGTACTTTCATTATACTTAATTACTTTTTCTATTTTTCTAGAGAGTCTTTTAGCAACTAACTGTCTTACATTCTTTAATAACAGTATGATGCATTGATTCTCTGCACTAAAATTCTTTTTTTGTAAACTATAGAACCTATCTATAAGAATATTGATAACTTCTTCATTAGTAGTTCCGTCTTGAAACTTACCATCCTTTTTCTCGGTAAACTTTATGATTTGAAATTTTGTATTATCTGCGAAATCTGTCGCTTTATACTCTACTCCTGCTTTTACTACGTCCATTATTTATTGATTTAATAATTCTTTATTGTATTCTACCATAAATGTATGGTAAAATAGTATGAAATAAAAGAACTACTAAACTATAGGACTATTATAGAGACTTTTTACTCAGAAGAACTCGGAATCGAGTTCAAAAATTTTTATGTCACGCTTTTACTTTATCCTCTTTGTTCTTTTTTCCCTTCTCATAGACAACATAGCCTTCCGACTTTAGTTTTTTTATCCACTCATTTTTTTCTTTTTCCATTTTTCTGTAATGATCAAAGATTTGATTTTCAAAAGCATTGTGTATTATAGGCATAATATATGTATTAATAATATGTAAATATACAAAGTCTCTATAATAATTACAAAAAAAATTTTTTAGCATGCTTATGTAAATAAGATTTTTATTCGTATCATTGATCCCCTAGTCGCAAATCTAGTTAAGTTGCTACACTTCAGGTACACCAGCTGTTGGATCGGGCAAATTAAGACATCTGAGAAAAAGCGATATTATCCTTTGTACCTTTCGAGCACCCAAATATCATACTTACTCACGTGCATTTTCTAAAAATTTAAAGGTTCTGGGGGGTGCTAAAGCAAAAAAAGCGCCCTTATACATAAAGTATCTAAAGGTGTCGATGCATATACCACCTATTGTAAACCTCCCCCGCTAAACATTGCGGTGTAACTACCCCCGCCAAAAGTGGTAGTGTAATTAAAAATCGTAATACAATGAAAAAGTTATTAGAATATCTGCAAGACGCAGGTGCAAAGTTTATTAGAAAGGTTTCAGGACCTAATGGTGCATTCATCTCATATACCACAGACTCGTGGGATAATAGTGATAGCATCTTTACATTACCAGTAGGTAAGCGTAGTCAGAATGGTACATTGAGTGAGTATAATGTCTTAATTACCGATGAAGGACAGGCGATAGCTACTGTGAATGAGTACGAGACTGTCGAAGAGTTGGCAGTTGCATAGAGTTAGGGGAGAGTAACATCTCCCTTTACCTAGTGTAATCCTCAACAAGTTAATTCAGGTGTGTCTACGACAACCAGGTCTCTCACCCCACAATTCACCACTATTTACCACCTATATTACATAGGTATATTATAGTATAT